GGTGCTCGCCTGTACGCGGAGCACCGCCGTGAGAAGGAGGGGAGCCGCTGATGGCGACCGAGAACGCGCACAACGATTACACGTTCGAGGCAGCGGCGGACTTGACGACCCATCAGTACAAGTTCGTCGAACTGGACTCCGCCGGGAAGGTCGTGCTCTGCAACGCAGCGGCCGACCTGCCCATCGGTGTTCTTCAGAACAAGCCGAACACGGGTGAGGCGGCCACGGTTCGGGTCTCGGGTATCTCGAAGGTCTCGGCGGACGCCGCGCTCGCCACCATCGGAACCCTCATCGGGACCTCCGCGGACGGGCAGGCGGACGCGAAGATTGTCGGGACGGACGTGACCGAGTACGTGGTCGGACGAACCCTCACAACCGCGGCCAACGCTGGCGAAATCGTCTCGGCCCTCATCGACTGCATCGCCCCCGGGCGTGCCGTCACTGGGAACTAGGGAGGAGATGACGGATGCCTAACCCCACAGCAGGCGATGTCCACGTCAATGTTCCGCTGACCAACATCAGCGTGGCGTGGATTCAGAAGCAGCAGGCGTTCATCGCGAACCGGGTGTTCCCGAACGTCCCGGTCGCGCAGCAGTCCAACCGCTACTACACGTACCAGCGTGACGACTTCTTCCGTTCCGAGGCGCAACTTCGCGCACCCGGTACGGAGTCGTCGGGTAGCGGCTTCCGCATCGACAACACGCCGACGTACTTCTGCGACGTGTTCGCCGTCCACAAGGACATCGACGACCAGATTCGGTCCAACGCCGACTCGGTCATCTCGATGGACCGCGACGCAACGCTGTGGGTCACACAGCAGTTGCTCATCAAGCGGGACAAGCTGTGGGCGTCGAACTACTTCACGACCAGCGTCTGGACCGGGGGCAACGGTGCGGACCTGACGGGAGTCACAGGAGCGCCCGGCGCGAACCAGTTCAAGCAGTGGGACGCGGCAGGCTCGTCCCCCATCGAGGACATCCGGAAGCAGCGCATCCTGATGGCCGAGAAGACGGGATACCTGCCCGGCGTTCTGGTGCTCGGCGCGCACGTCTGGCGCGTGCTCCAGGACCACGCCGAGTTCCTGGACCGCATCAAGTACACCGAGCGTGGCATGGTCACGCCGGACCTGCTCGCTGCGGTGCTCGAACTCGACCGCGTCGTCGTGGCCTACGGGGTCGAGGCGACGAACATCGAGGGGGCCGCGGGTGCGTACTCCTTCATCATGGGGAAGCACGCCCTGCTCGCGTACTCGCCTCCGGCGCCGTCGCTGATGACGCCCGCGGCCGGGTACGTGTTCTCGTGGACCGGCTACCTCGGTGCCGGGCCGGAGGGCAACCGCATCGCGCAGTTCAGGATGGACCCGCTGAAGTCCGACCGCGTGGAGGGGGAGATGGCGTTCGACATGAAGGTCGTCTCCGCCGAACTCGGCCAGTTCTTCGCGACAGCGGTCGCCTAGACAGAGAGGTGAGGGCCGGGGGTGCGGTTCCCCCCTGCTCCCGGTCCTTGCCGCTAGGAGGAGACGGATGGCGTACAGAGCGCTGAAGCGCCTGCACCTGGGTGACGAGGTCTACAAGGAGCCCGGTGAGATGGTGCCCGAGGCTCTGGAGTGGTCCAACGTACGGGTCTGGCTGTCCACGGGCTTCATCGAGGAGGTCCCGGACCCAGAGCCGGTGAAGGCTGCGCCTCGGCGTAGCTCCACAACCAAGAAGGCGAAGGAGGACTAGATGCCCGCTGGAATCGTTGCAGGCGTCCCAGGTGGCATCGGTCTCCTGGACGCAGTTCAAGTTTCGGCTAACGGCACCGCGCTGTGGGGTGTTCGGAGCGGCACAGTGTCGCTGAACCCAGGCAGCATCAACGCTACGACGCGCGGGACGGTCACGTTCGCGCTTACGGGCGCTGCGACCGGAGATACGGTCATCATGGTTCCGCCCGACACGCTGGAGGATGACCTCCTGTTCGTTGGGGCCAGGGTAACGTCGGCCAGCACCGTGACGGTGTACCTGTACAACCCGACCGGTGGTGCTATCGACGGAGCCGCTCTGACCTGGGGCTACACCTGGCTGGACTTCACGGAGTAGGCATGAAGAAGGTGAAGCCGGGACAGGTGGGTCAGGTCGTGGAGACGGCGGGCGTGATACGGCCCGTCAAGAAGGTTCGCATCCTCTCCGCCGGAGAGAAAGCGAGCGTTGGGAAGTGACGACACGGTACGCCTGCGGTGAGTGTGGAAGCACCACCTTGGTTATCCTCGGCGCCAGGGGCGCGTGGGCTCTGCGATGCCGCAACGACCATGTCGTCGAGCCCTACGATGGATTCAAGTTGGAGCTTCACCTCGAACAGGACATGCCCGCGGGCATCGTCGTTCCACAACCGCGCACGTTCCGTGGCCTCCTACGCGAGGCCCTCCGGATGGACCAGGTCAATGCCTGAGAACGGGAGGTAAGTGGTGGCGAACTTCGTCTTCAACTACAGCAAGGGCCGGGTCGTGGAGTTCTACTACCGGGTCGATAACAACGACCCCGGTACGTCGGCGTTCACGGTCATCCCTCTGGAAACGACGGGCCTGGAGACCCAGACGAACCTGGAGGATGCCGTCTCGGTAGTGGAGGTGCTCGACGGGGCCACGAACGAGCAGGTCTCCAACATGACGCGGAAGACCCTGGGCGACACGGAACTGGCCGCGTGGGCCGTTCCGCCGAACCCCGACCTCACGAACAACCGCTTCGACCTGGACCTGCCGGACATCACCTGGACGGGGGCGACGGGTAACGCCATCTCGGCGTTGGTCATCGCGTACAACCCGACAGCGGGTGCGGACTCGACCCTCATCCCCATGACGCACCACGACTTCGTGGTGACGCCGGACGGCTCGGACATCGTCGCAACCACGACCCTGTTCTTCCGCGCGACCTAGGAGGGGACGTGACCGGGGCGCAGGTGCGCTTCGCCTGCGGACCCTCGGTGGGGGAAGTCTGATGCCGGACCTCGTGCGGGCGTTCTGCCCCATCGACGGGCTGTTGCTTGGGCAGAAGGTCATCAACAACGCGCTCCAGAACAGCATGGGGAACGCCTCCGTCAGGGAGCACGCCGACTGGACCATGAACGGGCTGTCCCTGTCCTGCACTAACGGCCACACATGGGAGGCGACGGGGCGCATCGAGGTCCGCTGGGAGCCGGGAGGGACGAGTGGCTAACCTCCTGTCGCTGGTGTGTCCCATCGACGGTCTGGAGTTCGACCTCCCCTGGATGCAGCGGTTCTCGGACGACATGGCTACGTGGACCGTCGGGGTGCGGAACGACTTCAATACCGACGCCTCGATGGCCTGTGCGAACGGGCATAGCTGGGCCGTGAACTTCCGGGTCCTATTCGAGAGGACGGCCTAGGTGCCGACCCTCGTCTACCTGGAAGGGTTCGAGCACCGAACCGTAGACAGCACCGCCGTCAACGACTTCGGAGCCTCCAGCGGCGTCGGCATCGCGGACACCATCACCAACGCTGCCGCCTTCACGTCCGTCGCGGGTGGGCGTAACGGGTACGGGATGCAGGTTGCCCCTGCCGGGGTGAACAGCATCTGGTCCAAGTCGCATCCGGGGACGGACCCGACCGTTAGCGTAGTGAGTTTCTACATCAAGTTCACGACCCTCCCGGTCACGGACTGTCGGTTGTTCTGGTTCAACACGGCGAGCGCGGGAGATGGCCGTCTGTGGTTCAACAACAGCACGACCAAGTTCTACGTCAACTTCGAGTCCACGAAGGTGAACGGTTCGGACGTGGGTCCGACCCTCACCACGGGCGTGTGGTACAGGGTGGACCTCCGCGTGGACGTGAGCGCGACCCTGCTGGTTATCGACTGCCAGATAGACGGCGGGACCAACGTCCAGGTGACGTACCAAGACGCGAGCACTGGGACGGCGTCAGCCTGGGAGTGGGGGACGGACGGCGGAACCCCGACCTACACCGCCATCGTTGACGAGTTCGTGGCGTCGGCTACGAGCGGGGACTACCCGATAGGCGCACACAAGGTGCTGTCCGTCGTGCCCGAGTCGGACGCGGCCAGCAACTACGGCACGGACATCATGGAACAGGGCACCGGCATAGACCTTTCTTCGAGCAACCAGGGGTGGCAGTACCTCGATGACTGGCCTCCGACCAACCCCAGCACGGCGAATGACGCCGACCACGTTACGCAGGCC